AAAAAGATGAATCGCCAGGGTTACCGAATTGGATTGCGTGAATTCTTTCATGAGCACATTGTGGTTGGTAAAATCTTTCGCGAGGAGCATTTGCCATGGGTTAAAGTTCAACCAATTTCAGCTTACGAAAAGTTGGTTACTTATAACGATCCATCTTACAAAGGCTCTAAAAAATCCGATTTTAAGAGCATTGTGTTGCTCGGTAAAATTGGTCGATACTACGATATTATTGATGTGTTTTGCCGCCAATGTTCAACGCCCGAAATGGCAAGAGGTCATTACAATATTGGTGATAAAATTCCCGCCAATCGTGTATGTCGCCACTATATGGAAGCCAATTTTATTCAAGACCTAATGCTGGAAGAGTACTGGCGATTGGGCGAGGAACGAGGCATTACTTTAAGGATTAGACCGGACAGGCGAAAAAAGCCCGAAAAAACGGCACGAATCGAAGACCTTACAGCCTTAACCGAACAGGGTTACATTAGATTTAATCAGGCTTTGAAGCAAAGCATTGATATGCAAGAATTGAGAAATCAATTTTTAGGATTTCCCGATGCTGAACACGACGATGGTCCCGATAGTGTTGAAGGTGGCATTTTTAAGATGGACAGGTTTAAGGGCAAAGGCAAGAGTAGCGGAAAAACAACCCGAACGGGTAAAGCCGTTAGGAATGCCTCCCGATCAGCATGGTAATTTATACAAACTCATAATTCAATAGTATGATTTTTTTAACAGATACAGATTTTAAAGGTGGAATAGCAAACGCAGTACTTGCCAAATTGCGAGGCGTTGATGACGAAAATTTAAATGAATCGGAACAATTAGCTATTAGTGAGCTTGCCAGTTTGCGAGGTCGTTTTGATATCGATGGTGAGTTGAAGAAAGTCGGAACTCAGCGCAGCACAGAAATGGTTCGTATGATGGTTTCAATCACCATTTATTACCTGTACAATACGGTTATCGACGATGAAATACCAGAGCGTGTCGATTCCAATTATAAAAAAGAGATAAAAGACATTCGCAGCATAGCTGCAGGTAAAACGTTCTCAACACTTACGCTTTTAACCGGAAGTGATGGTGCGAGTAAAAGTAAATTCAGATGGGGTGGCGATGCTCCACGCGATAATAAGATATTTTAAAATTGGTTAAGCATGGGATTATTAAATAGATTATTAAACAAGTCGGCAGATAAGCCTGCAAAAAAAAGCAAACGAATGAGTGCGGATGTAAACAAGCCGCAACCCGATCGTGTTATTATGCAAATGGGAACGCTTCGCGAAGCTTTAGACGAGGCTGAGGATACCAGTAATCCATCGTGGGAAAAATTGTATTTAATATACAAGAATTCGGTTACCGATTCCCAGGTGATTGCACAATCGCAAACTGCAGTTAATAAATTACAGGCTGCGCCTTTTGTTGTTGAAGTAGACAAAAAGGAAAACGAGGATCTTACCAACCTATTTTTGAAGCCATGGTTTGCCGAGTGGATTAAAATTTGTTTTGATGCCGATATGTGGGGGTATACCGTTGTTGAATTTGGGCAACAAGATGAGCATGGCGATTTTCTTAGCTGCAAAGTATTTCCACGCACCAATATTTACCCGTTCAATCGCAATATTATTGTTGAAAGTACCGACACCTCAGGTATTCCAATTGGTGATAATCCTGCCGCTCTTTTCCTTTTTGAAATAGGTGAAACCGATGATTTGGGCTTGTTGGAGTCAATTAGTCGTGAAGTCATTTTTAAAGCCTTTGCGCGTGGCGATTGGGCTGAACATTCTGAAAAATGGGGAATGCCACGAGTGATTTGCAAAACCGATTCTGACGATGATATCGAATTGGATAAAAAAGAAAAGGCAGCAGCTAATTTTGCACGAAATGGTTACATGATTGTTGATAAGGATGACGAAGTTGACACCTTGGAAGATTCAAGCGCAGGCAGTGGGCACCTTATTTACAAGGATAATGTTGAACTGTGCAATAAGGAAATATCTAAGTTGATTAACGGGCAAACAGGTACTGCCGACGAAAAAGCCTATGTAGGATCTGCCGAGGTTCACGAGAACATACTGGATGATTTCCATGCTAGCAGATTGCGTCGTATTTGTAACATTATCAATTTTAGATTGTTTCCATTCCTACGTTATCACGGTTATCAAATTCCTGATAATGCAAAATTCCGATTCCCGGAACTTGACCCAAAAACAGCAAAGGAAAAAGAGGATGCTGTTGTTGATGATCCGGACGAGGATGGTAAAAAAAAAAACTCGGTGAGTCGGTTTCCCTGGCAAGGATAAAAGCAGAAAGTAATTTGCTAGAAGCTTGGTTAAAAAGATTCTTTGTTGGGTCACAAGATCTTGTGACCGTAGACTACGACATGTGGTTGCTAAATTTCGAAAGCTTGGTAAAATCGATTGAAGAGGCAGGGCTTGAGTTTACAACCGATTACCAATACGCAGCCCTTGCCGACGAATTAAGAGCAAATGCAGCGAGTTTTGCAGCCTTTAAAAACCACGATGAACAGGAAGCTTTACGCAATTTATTAACAGATGACGATGGAAAGCCTCGAAGTTGGAACGAGTTTAAAAAGGCAGCACAACCAATTACCGAAAAGTATAACAAGACTTGGTTAAAAACCGAATACGATCAGGCGGTGGCTAGTTCGCAAATGGCTGTAAAATGGGAAGGCTTTGCCGCAAATGCCGACATTTATCCAAACTTGGAATACCGAGCGGTTGGCGATAGCAAAACACGCCCGGAGCATGCAAAACTAGACGGCACAATTCTGCCAATTAGCGACAAGTTTTGGAACAAGTATTACCCACCAAACGGTTGGGGCTGCCGTTGCTCAGTTACGCAAACCGATAAGGAACCAACCAAGGAACCAGAGGCAGATAAACCCGACAAAGGTTTCGACTTTAATCCTGGTAAAGACAAAAAGCTCTTCGCCGACGACAATGGCTACCAGGATAAAGTGAATAAAAAAGAGTCGAAAAAAATTGAGAAGCAAGCTAACGAGTATTTGGATAAATATTTAAAATAGTAGGGTCACGCCATGGTGTGACTTTATCAAAACCAATTAATCATGAATAATGCTTTCCAACGAAAACTAAGACAAATACAAAGCCGACTGCCGCAAATGGTGCGCAGACTTCCCGGCATTGCCAAAGTTGAGGGACTTGATTTTATTCATGATAATTTTAAAAACAAAGGTTTTGAGTCGGCACCAGGGAGGCGCAAAAAATGGAAAAGCCGAAAGAGATCCACACTGGGTAAATACACCAAAGGCAAAAACAGGGGCAAACAAAACGCGCTGCTGATAAAGTCGGGTAAACTTCGCCGCTCGTGGGATAACGAAACCACAAGCTCAAACACTCAGGTAGCGTTTACAAGTTCATTGCCTTATGCGGCTGTTCATAACGAGGGATTAAAAGCCGGGCGACCTCCGGGCTTTAAAATGCCACAACGCCAAATGATAGGACCCAGCAAGGCTCTCGACCAACGAATAGAAAACAAGCTAGACAAACTAGCTGACGACATTTTTAAATAACCCGTAGGGACATGCCATGGCATGTCCTTACAATAATTTGCATTATCATGTTAAACGAAATTTATAAGGACATTAAAGGGCAATTAAATGTCATTTCAGCAAGTGAAGATTGCCAATGGTACAACGTACAATACGAACAAACGGGTTGGGCATTTCGAATGGGTTTTTTCGTAGAATTTCCCGAGCCTTTACAATTCGACGATATTAGTAAAATGAAGCGTCGGAGTAATCTTAAAATTCGTGTGCATGCCTACACCCAAAACATTGTAACAACAGGCGAAGGCATAACCGATGCCGAGGTCGAGGAACACGAAGCATTTGCACTGCAAGCTCTTGATATTTTAGATCAGCACATTCCGAAAAGCAACGATGAAAATTTAACCACGAAACTCATTTTTAGAGGTTGGCAACATTGGCACCGTTACCAGGGCTGGATGATTACAATGCTTGAGTTTGATTGTAAAAAGATGTTGTAGGCACATGCCATGGCGTGACTGCATAAAAAAAGGCTACCGTTTTGGTAGCCTTTTAATTTGGTTGTAAGTATGAGAAGTTTACTCCTCTCCAATAAGCTTGAGAAATCTTTTAAATACTTTTAGATGCTCCAAGCGTGTGGCACGTTCATTTGCTTTTGCCGAATCGGTATTGTCATTGGTTAACCAACCTTCGAAAAATTGGTCTAAGGTTTCATTATAGTTTTCTACAGAATCAAATTTTAATAATTCCTTTACAGCTACTTCTTCTTTACACCCAATCATAACGCACCTCCTTGTTTATTGTTACACACTTTACAACGAATCAATCTTTTTTCGATTACATTAGCTCCATTAACCAGCAATATTGCAGGTCGTCCAACAGGAACATGTTCGCAAGGCTGTTTGCAGCGTATCATTTCCAAACCACTGTTTACAGCAAACTCAGTCATTTCGCTTTTCTTAGCAAAAAACAATTTTTCAGAAATCATAACAAACCTCCTTTCTTTAATTGAGTGTACAAATAAACACGGGCTTCGTTATCCTCAACTTTCATTAGTGCGTCGAGTGTGGCAGTATCAATACCGCTGCCGCGAGATATAATGTTTTTACAGCCAATTTTAATGGCTTTAATTCGCTCATCGCTTACCAGCCATGGGCGGCGAGCTAAATGGCTAAAAATAGAGGGTGAAATACCAAGGCGCTTGCCTAGCTTAGTAGCACTTCCGCAAGCAATTGCTGCACTTTCAATTAAATCGCTAAGCTCAGTGTCTGCATTTTCCGCAATGGCTAGGTAGTTCTTTTTAGGAATGAGCTTTTTTTCACCTTGATTAATCACAAGATCCTCTGCCCAATCACGAAATAGTTTTGCATTTTCGCTTTTAATGAAGAAACCAAGTCTAACAATACCCCGTTTTGTCCAAACTGTATTTCGGGTAGATCCTTTACCAGCACTATGAGGAATACTCACAGCGCTCAAAAAATGCTTTCCTTCAATAAGTTCGTCTTTGTGGTCAAGTCTGTGCCGATTTACAGTGCTATGGCTTACACCATAACCTATGGCTACCTGTTTGGTTGGCATTAAAAACTCATGATCTGAACTAGGCAGAATTGTTACAGTCAAACCTTCCGTAACCTGCAAACTCATAGTTTGCTTTTCATTCTTTTTGCAAGTCATATAAAAAGAATTTTAATTATACAAAGGAAGAGGCATCCTTAGGTGTGACTTGCAATTCAAACGCGGGGCGCAGAATCAGTACGGTCGTTTCCTCTCGTACCACCATAGATACCTCTTCGTATCTTAAAAAAATATTTGTCTGTGGATTGCCCCAGACTGTTAGAATTACAAGTCAGGACAAATATAAGGGAATTAATTTAATTTGGCAAAATCTAAAGTTTACTGTTTAATTCTGCCGCCTTATTTTTGATATTTTGATTCTCCATCTTTACCAAATCATCTGCATAGCTTTGAGGGAAAAGATCGATAAAAACACTATAGGAGTCTTTAGTTGCTCCTCTACTAGGAATACGGATTATCATTATTTTTTGAGTTTCCTTATTATTCATAGCTAAGCAATAATCCTCACGGACCATAAGTATTGGTTTTGGCCAGAATACATGTTGATCAATTACATCATAACCAGCTTCGGTGAAAACTTTTTTAATAGCTTTCATTAAATTTTCCGTATTATTTTCATCCAGATACTTTTTAAAAGGTACACATAAAGCATATAATGATACTCGAAATAAGCCATTCTCATCATATTTGCAATTATGCGGACTAGCATGAAAATAAAAACCGCCAATTTCAATTTTATGATTTTCCTTATTGGCTTTATAGGCTGTTTTAGCCTCTTTTTTTGTCATTCCAAAGCAAAGGTCGCCAAAAGCCTTTTGTTGGGCGTTGGCGCTACATAGTAAGCCAACAAACAATGTAATAAGTAAAAGTCGTTTCATGAGTTGTGATATTAAATGTTTTAAACTTTCTCTACTAATTGCGCATCGAGTTCCTTAAGTTCTTTGCGGGCATTTGTTCCCAAATAATTAGTAAGGGTACGCTTGGAAATACGCCAGTTTGGATAAATGAGATTTTCGTAAATCCATTTTTGGGTTGCTCCGGTTTTTTGAGCTTCCAAAACTACCTTTTGAACTTCCAAAACAGTCATTAAAAAATTTCTTCTGTTGTACGCCATACTGTGCCCTTTTTGTAAAAGTAATAATTTATTGTTATTTAAGAGTTGTTTTCGATATCCGAATCGATATCATCCGGGAGCGGTCCGTATTTTTCAAAATCCTTTGCCATTTGTTCCTCCCATTCTTCGTTTGTGTAGGGATTCGAGCGAATAAACAAACTGACTATTCCTGCAATTACCACTATTCCCACAATTACGACTATTATCGATAGTAAAAATGTTTTCATATCTAAAATTCAATTTTTGTAGAGACGCATTGTTATGCGTCTCTATTGCTAAACAATCCCATTTAAACAGTTGGGTTTACCTCCTCGTATCTTCGCATTTTTTCATGAGAGATATTCGAAAAAGTTTTACCATCGCTACCCATTACAAAATAATGTGAGTTTTCATAAAGAGGCATAATATCAGCACCATCATTAAATGTAACATAGCCGTAAACATCTTTTGTCGCCTCTTCGGTGTGCCACTCCATTAACTTAGAGATTTTATCAAATTCCTCTTTGTTTCTTTCTTTTAAAACAAGCACATACTCAATATCTAAGCATGTGTTTATTTCCAACGATTCTGGGGTAATTCTTCTTAAAACAAACATGTATGTATAAATTTATGTATATCGGCTACTCTTTTATAGGTTTTCGCCTTCCCCTCAAGTTTTTATTAAAATCCTTCAAATTCGGGAAGCTCGACATACTCTTTTTCGTCCATTTCTTCGAACGAAATTGTGAACTTTTCGCCTGCCGACATATTCTCTAATTCATGTACTATGCCATCCAAATCGTGTGAAATAAACGCATCGTCTTTATTGGATAGCTTGTAAACTTCAATTTTTCCTTTTGTTGCCATAACAGTAGTTTTATTGGTCGTTTGTGAGAAATAATAATGCTTCCTTAATTGCTTCTTTCGGCTTACTGTGCCCATCGGTGTAAAACAATCCTTTGTAATTTTCACCATAGCCAGTGTAAATTTCAACAGAACAATCATTAATTCTTTGGTATGTAATTGAACAATTCAAGTTTTTAGACTTGCATACCTTAATTAACTTTTTCGCTTTTTTCATTTCTTAATTATAAATCGTTCAAAATAGATTATCATTTGAAAGCTGCCGAGGCAATAAGCTGCGCTTATTTTAAGCTGTTCAGGCATTAGTCTGCATACAATGGCTGTTATTGTAGCCGTAACAATTATAAACCTGATAATGTGCCATGTGCTCGGCTTACTTTTCTTTTTCATGCCAAATCTTTAAAAAGGTTATAATCTCGCTCAACAAAATACTCGTCAAGTTCATTATTAGTGTAGTTACTCAGCTTTTGCAAGCTATCCTTAAGGTAGATTTTAGGGCCTTGTAATTCATCCAGCCATTCAACAAAATTTTGAGCATCGAGAATGTTATACTTTTTTCCACTTTGCAAACCAATTTTAAAGAGATCACAAAAGTCCATGCACTGTTCAATCATTTTTTTAGAGCTTCTGAAATCAATAATTGGCTCGATGGAGGCAAAGGTTTTATAACCATCTTTTTTCAATTTCTGCATTGCGGAAATACGCTCATTGTTGGTACTGGCATTAGGCTCAAGTTTATCGCGTCCTGTTAATGTAAATCCTATTGCGATTAAACCAGGAGTCCAACTACATCCTTCCTGATAATACTTCAATAAATTATACAGATAATCAACTTTTTTAGTGAGGATTTTAACAGGTACTGTGTGATCCTGGCACAAATCAACAGCGTTAAGCGTTAAGTCAACAGTTTCCGATAACATTGGGTCAGTAGTAAAACTGAAAAACAAGCCGTGTTCTCTTATATCATCAAGATTTCTTAAAAGCTCTTTTTCAAAAACTTTTATGGCATGTGCCTCGTTTTTAAAGCATTTTTTTAGTTGTGGAGTATCGCCACCCAGCACTTTAGCCCCACGACCTTTTTTAAGGTAACAGTAAGTACAACCATTGGAGCAACCTGTGTAAAAGTTACATGCCCAATAGCTGTACTCGCCAGCTTTACCACTCGGGTTATATATTGCTTTTCCTTTGAACATTTGTTGTTAGTTTAAAACATTGTCAATTGTAATTTTTCTTCCCATAACTCGCAAGCCTCATGAAAGTGTGTGGTATACCATATTTCTACCATCCCACCTGAACACTTAACCAATCGCTTTTTTGCACAATGCCGTTTATGAGAACCGTCTCCAATTACATGCTGCAGCAGTGGATAATCTGCCTCGGTAACCCAAAACTTACAGCTCTTGCAGGTTTGTTTCTTTTTAGCCATTGTTTTCCTTTTAGAGTTGTGAGTAAATTATTTTCTAGTTCCGCAATTAATATCAGGGCAACAATAAGGGTGAGGAATTAGTTTTGTCATAAGCTTGCCACATTTTGGGCAATTTTCTTTGCCTTGTTCAAGCCTTTGAATCCAGTTGGCAACTTCCTCTCTAAATTCAAGCTCAGCCTCATTACTGCCTTTGTTACGTTTATAACATTCGTCTTGTAAATCTTCAAGCTTATCCATTATATCATAAGGCTTTTCGCTTGGTTTTAACAACTGCTCCCTATTGTATGCTGATTTCAACAACTGATAATTGGATTCTTCTATCACCCTACAATCAACCTTAGGAGGTTTTAATCCGTGCCCCAATAACAGTCTGCTATCTCCGGCTTTTAAAAGCATTGGTTCTGTAAATTTTTCCATTTAAATAGATTTAAATTCATTAAGTGCATGTTTATATCCTTCAAGGAAAAAATTGCCAGCGTCGCCAATTCTGCAACAATCAACATAAGAATGTTTGCTCATTTCTTTTGCGTAATCGGTCTCGAGTGCAAGTTTTTTAGCATCACTAAGAGTCAATTCTTTTTTTCCATATTTAGCCGTGATGTGAGCCATTACCTTATCGAATTTGGCAGCAAAAAATTTATCCGATTCGTATTTGTTAGGAACAACAGATTGAGCATGCACGACAGAAGAGCGTAAAATGTCAAATAACTCAGCAACCTCTTCTGTAGATTTTTCAGAATTGCGAAGAATGACTATAGCGGTGTGGCGAGCATCAACACACATTCTTATTCGTCTTTTGTAAATCGCTGCTAAAGGGATTTCGTATACCTTGGTAACCGCGCGAATAATTGCCATTACAGGTACATTTGTTGGCACTTCTATTTTTGTTGGAAACTTTCGTCTCATGCTATCACCTTCCTTTCCTCAACGCTTGCCTCTCGAACTTTACCACACATGGCACAGCCTACATATTTTCCAGCGTATGCAAGTGCCTCGTCGCATTCGCAATCGTTTAAATAAGGATTTAAATCTTCGTACTTAAGAATTCGCATGCCAGTACGTTCAGCAAAATCGCGCTCAATTCTTGCTCCTGGGCTATCTATCCAACCAGGCAATAAAAGAATGGCCTGGCATCCGATAAGATCTTGCAAACATTTAATCATTGCGGTTGCCCAATCCTCGTCGGGCGATATGTTTGCAGTTGGGTTTACAACCTCAAATGCATCTTGTGCCATAATTTCGGCGGCTTGAAACTGTGCGGTTACCTTATCGGCAGGTAGGTTGCTTACAGGACCGCTTAAATAACATTTTGCTTTCATTTAATTGCTGTTTAAATTCTTGTTTAAGTAGTATTCTGAAAATCGTTTTTCACCTTTTGTAATGGTGCGAGAGGCAATGGGTAGTTTATCCTTTCGGAGTTCCGAAATTCGGGCGGCTAATCGCATACACCCGAATTTTTCTAAAGCTGAGAGGGCGGTAATTGTGCCGCCACTCTCCAAATGCTGCTTAATCTTTTGTGTCTGTGTCGCTTTTTCCATCGTCGTTTTCGCTTATTATTGGAATACTTGGAAGGCTCAGGCGGATAATCTCGTCTTTGCCTGTTTCAGAATCTTTTGTGTAAAGGCTCACACTGTAAGAAATCAGGCGAACTTCGTGCGACTCTTTGAACAATTGCATTGCCTTTACCCAGCGAGGATCGTTAAAGCGATCTTCCATTTTCAATAGTGAGTTAATGGCAATAGGATTGAATTGCCCCGATTTTCCACGCTCTAAAAGTGCGGTAATAATTTCGTAAGCCTTAGAGTCCTTTTTCTTTACCATGTGCTTAAGAAAATCGCGCAATTGCTCCTCGGCAAGATCGGCACGCTCATCGTACTCAACCATGGTGTTGCGGTCGTAGCTTACTTTGTATTCGCCATCGCTACTGCGTAAGGAGAAACCGCCTTTGCTACTCGAACGAACATCGCCATAAGCTTTTGCCTGCTCGTAAAACTCATCGAGCTTATGAATGCTCTCAGTTTTAAACTCTCGCATCATTTGATGAAGATACAAGGCGCTACAGCACATCTTTTTCACCAACTCGTCGCGAGTTTTTTCATAGTTTTTTTGCTCCTTTTGAGCTTGCTTTCTTTTCTCTTCTTTTTTCTTCTCAAGAGCTTCAACCAATTGTTCCTCTGTTAAATTTGATACATCCATTTTTTACTTTTTTTTATTTGATTTGGTATTCATTTTAGTTTCTATTTGATCGGCTAACTTTGCAAGCCCATGGAACTGTTTTGGAGTAATGCCCATTTTCTTTAAATCTGCTTTGCATTGCTCCATGTTTACAGTGCCATCTTTATTCTTAGTTGTGGTGGCAACACCTCCAATTATTCCAATAACATTCCGTACTGCTTTGGCGGTTGTTTTACTAATAGTTAGTTGCATAGGTGTTTGTTTTTAATGTGTTTAAATGTTCTCTCAATAATTCGTTTTGTTTCGAGACTTTCGGGAGCAATCATTTTCTTAATTTTTCCCTCGGCTACTTTTTCAAACAAATCGGCAGCTTTTACATATTTGCCGTCAATTTCAACCGCATCCTCGTCGGTTTGTACCCATTCTTCGCGGTTGTGATATCGATTTTCAAACTTTCCGAATGGGCGGGTAACCACTTTAAAGCCATTGGATAGGAAGAATTTTTTTATTTCGTCCGGTGTGAAGAATATTTTTAGTATCATCATTATAGGGCATTTGTTTATCGGTTAGTACTAGAGCTACTTTGCTCAAATCTTTTGTTATAAAATAATTGTCGAGCATTAGGTTCATTTCCTTTTCGCTTGGAGCCTTAAACCTTTCCGACTGCATTGTTTTGTAATCTTTTAGAGTGTGATTTTGCAAACGAAGAAACAGGCGGTCTACAACTCGCCACTCTCGGTGCCACCAGTTCCACCAAATACGGCTGTACAAAAAGATATTCATGTGCTTTTCTGCCTGATCTTCCTTGCATCCGCTATCCTTAATTAAGTTGCGTTTTCGGTCGGCTAAATAGGCACAGCCATACTCGTACATCATTTCGCTATAAGTATCTGAACTGATACCAAGTGCCTTGCGTATTTTGTGTTCGGTTGCTTCCATTAGTTACAGAGTGTTAGAGTGCTTAAAATATCATCCTTAGTGGCTTTTGCCTTTAGAGAAACTTTTTGCTTGCTGCGGAATTCGTAGTAAATAGCTCGCAATTTTGATAGCGGTATTTTGTTGAAATTTTCATTTCCACCAGCTCGGCAGGCAATTGCTTTAATGGTGTTGATATCGTGCTCAACTGAGCATTTTCTTAACCAACCACCTATTGATGCAATTACTCGCTTTCGTTCCTTATCGCCCGCAGGGTTCGCTTGCTTTTGGAGTATTCGAAGGATGTACTTTAATTGTCCTTCGCTTAAATCGGCTGAGCTTTCAACATCAAAGCTTAGTATCAGTTCTTTTTTTTCATCGGTTGTCATGCCTGCTTTTGCGCATGTGGCATGAAATCTTTTTAATAGTTTCTTTTGTTCTATCATGGCTCAGTATTATTGCATGTAATAACTTTCTGCACCTTCTGCCCAAATGGTGTAAGGCTCGCCACCGCCGTAACGGCTAACAGGGTATGCCTTATAACCTTCAACTCGTATTTTCACGAAGGCATCAAACTTTATCGATCCGGCAACTCTTCCAGCTGGGTTCTTGCCGTCGGCATGAGAGATTAGAATGAATATCTTTTTGGGGAACATATCCCTTAAGGCTTTGTAATCCTTGTAATTCATTCCTGTGTATTGTATAGAGTCAATTGCAACAACATCGGGGCTTTTACGTTTCTTCAAACGCTCAATAAGTTGATCAATTGGCTCGGCATCGAGTAACCAAACGCGGCGCTTTACTTCCTCCATTCCAACATCCATAAACGCGTTTCGCATACTTAGCGAGGCACCTTCTTCAAGCGAATCGTAAGCCACTTTTTTGCCAAGAGTTGCAAAGTATTTGCACAACTTTAAGGCGAAGCGGGTTTTACCATTGCCCGATGGTCCCCAAATAATCCACGTTCCGGTTAACTCGGGCTTGCCAAATGAGCGTAACCACTCATCTTCGAAAGGCAAAACATTGAATTTTTTGCCGTATATCTCGGTAACCGATACCGCTCTGTTTCTTTTTAGGGTTGTAGTAGTCATTTAGTATTTTAAATCAGTCCAGTGAATAATTTTGCCTTTGAAATCAGTGTTGAAATACAATTGAAATGAGGCTAAACAATCAAATCCGTCGTTCCAAGCTAGTTGCTGCATTTCGTCTATGCTCAAACTTTTACCGTCAATCTTCATTACAGTATCATTCAGATACTCTGTTGGATGTATAATCTCAATTTCCTGAATCGATACACAAGTCTTTACCGGGGCAAACTGTAGGTAATTCTTAGACCTGTTGTTGATTGCAAAATGGATTTTATTGCCAGGCTTCCAACGGTTCTTTGCATCCTCACGAATGGTGTGTTTTTTTGGAGTGAAATGATCAACCATTTCGGGTATCATCCAATCGCCGTTTTCAACATTGGGAGCAATTGTTTGTGCCAACTTTTCTAAAGTTGAATCAGGTAAATTCTCGCAACCAGTAGAGGCTAGAATTTTCTCAATAAAATAGATTTTTGTTCCACACGGAAACTTTGTCATAAATGGTAGTATCATGCCTTTGCCTCCTGTGCTTTACGTTTCTGTATTTCGGTGTAAATTCGGCGAAGAGAACCGCCTGTTTGAGCGTAAATTTGCTGTACATTATCAAGTCCGTTAGCTTTGGCAATCATCGATACTTGCTGGCGAATGAATTTTTTCTTTTCCTCGCCACCGTCGGGAGTCACCTTTTGCAATTTAATTCGACCGTCTTTTTCGTACTTTCCACCGTAGCGGCTAAAAATCTCTACATAACCCACCTTTTTGCGACCCATGTTGCGCTCAATTTTGTCCTTTAAACCGTCGGCTCCCATCATGTACCATCCGCAAAGGCGTTCCGTAGCATTCCAAAGTGCTTTAAGCTCCAACCATGCACCATAATCTAAATCGCCAGCCTCGTCCAAAATAATAAGCGGGTAAGAAATTGAGCACAGATAGTAAACAACATCTTCGTATATGTCCTGGTATCTGCCCGAATGAGTTAAACCCAATTCCTTGGCAATGTGTCGAACTAACTTTTGTTTGGTTTTTACCTGAGAGCAATCAACATACACGGCATTTTTTGCAGTCTTAACAAAACACTTGGCTGCGTATGTTTTTCCTATGTCGGCATCGTCGCAAAGCATTCCACTTAACGAAAATTGCTGGCATGTTGCCAACTGTCCGTTAATGTATTTATATACAGGAGTGGCAGCGGTTACCATTTCGGCAGTATTGCCAATGTGTACATCTAAACGGCGGGCAATGGTTAACCACTTAGGATCGGATAAAACACCATTTAATTCGCCTTTAAACACTCTTGTAAGCTGAGCAGCGTTAATGCCTATTGAAGTGGCGAACTTCGCATTAGATGAGTAATTCTTACGGGAGGCGTGCATCGCCTCAATAATTCTGTTTTTTACTTCTGTAGTAATCATGATATATAGGTATTATTGGTTATAAATCGCCAATGGCGTCTCGTGTATAAAAATCATTCTCAAAACCACTTTCAAAATTATCCGAATTGTCAAGCTCAGGAGTAATGACAACCGTTTCAACCTCGTCAATGTGCTGCTCATCGTTTTCAATTATCTCAACTTTTGCAAGTGATTTTTTACCAGCTTTAACCACCTTGTTAAATTCTGATACATATTTTGTTTGCTCGTTGTAAGCGTCAATGTCTTTATCGGTTTGCTCGGCTGTTGCTTCGTTGTATCGCTTAATTTTCTCGCACTGAGCAATAAATTCACCATCTTGGTAGATGTACACATCGCCAATGGTCTGATCCTTTTCAGGGATATAGTAGGCTACTACATTGTAATTGTTTGGCTCAAGCAACTCAAGCGTTTGGATAGATGGTAATTGATAAAACTCATATTGCACCTGTACATATTGGTTGCGACGAATGCTTGTCTTAACCTTTTCGCCAATTGCTTTCGCTAATACTGGCTTGTCGATATTGGCTAAATCAGGATTCAAGGTTTCGCGCATTACATCCATGCGTGTTTTACCAGGATAAAGCTTTTGTTTTGGGTGTAAATCGTTGTTGTACTTTTCTATTGTAAATAGGTCATCCGCCACAATCTCGTCGAACGATTTATACTTTGTCTTGTAGTTGTTATTGTGCTCATCAAAAACCTTTTCCTGAGGTGGTCGGTTAGCTTCAAGTTTGGCGTAAAAGCGACCAATGCCCGGCTGATATTTCTTTTCGTATCCGTATTTTTTCGCACGGTTAAAGTGCTCCGCTCTTTTTTCTTGAGAGTTACCAGGATTACACCATCTAACAAATGGGAATAATACTCCGGCTTTCATAAAATCATCCTTATACTGATTTACCAAGTGGTGCTCAACTTCAACCTCCATCGGCATACCAAATCCCCATCGGTAAATATTGCGGAACATGTCGCGCATACAGTCAATAAAAAGACTCTTGTCTTTTAGCTTGCTGTAACTTGCACCAACTACACAACCACTGGCAACATCATAAGCATAGTAAGCTTTCACACGATTACCATCCGACATCTTGTGAGGTATATCACGGTCATCCATTGATATTTTACTCAAGGAATAAACAGGAGCACTACGGTGATGGTGCGGACGATGCATATTTGTATATGAATGGCTATCGTTTCTTGCCATGTCAACAATTGCACGGTTTTTCGGGTTGTTTATGTAATTCCAAATTGTTGAATCGGATACCATAACAGGCACGCCATTTTTATCTACAAACGAGTCACGATCAAAAATTTCACCACTTGCAACGTCGGCAACATCAATGGCACCGCCTAAAAATTGCAAGTACATATCGTGTACACTCTTCGAAAATGGCTTGTTTGGTAAAACATATAGAGATAAGATAAGGCGCTCCAAATCGGCAGAAACCTTACGGCTGTTATCGTTGCAGTAATTCTTATGAACGAGTGCCATATAACCCTCGTCTTTATATTTTTTCAAGCGATCTTTTAAGCGGCGACTATTCGCGGGTAAAGTGTGGGGGTATTCGTCTTTAAGGCGGTCAACCACTACCGCCATTTTATCCCAAATACCCCTTGCACTTCCACCTAGCGCTCTGCGCTTAGCTACTTTATCACTATCAAACCTAATCAGTGCATTTAATAAACTTGCATTTGTGCAGTACTCTTGTATTGCTTTTTCAGGTAAGCTGCGACCATCTTCCAATCGGTACGAGCTGTAAAACTCCATTGCCTCGGCATCCGGCTTAATGTATGCCTTAAATTGCGTGTGCTTGGTAGTCTTGTGAGGATCGCCAACCTTATCAATTATTTGTTTTTTAAAACGCTCGGGAATACTATCGAAGGATATAAGGGCAGGTGTGCCTTTACAAGCACGACGCTCAACCTTCAGCCAGCCGCGTTGGGTAAGATTTCGGTAATTGCTTTTACTTACAATTCCTTCATCTATTAGCCAGCCAGCTTCAACGCATAATATGTTGTTGTGATATTCCAAGAGTTGTGTGTGTGTGTATAGTAGAGTTACGATTCTTGCTCTTTGTTAAAATCTTTAATTGCAGCCTCTCGTGTTGATATCACATTTTGCAATGCTTCAACTGCCTTAAGGTGTTTTTTAGATTTTGTGCGCCTGAGAATTTTATCAGTATTATTCAAGCTTTCGCCCAGCATTTCAGCAACTAAAGCAATGTCCCCGCGCCTTTTTTTCTTCATCAATTCGTTTAAATTCATTTTTCTGTCGTAGATTTGTATAATTACAAGTACAAATATATGTCACAAAACGCAAACAAACAAAAAATAGAGTTGCAAATTGCAACTTCAGATATAATTGATCGCCTAAAGTCTGTTTATGAGATAGATACAGATTCTGCTTTTGCTGCATTTCTTGGTGTTAGTCGTAGTACTGTTCCAACTTGGAAAGCACGAAACTCTATTAATTGGGAACTTCTGTTTGCAAAATGTGACGATATCAATTACAATTGGTTAATTACAGGAAAAGGTCAACCATTCAACGCAAACTCTTATAATTCAGCTAGCTCGATTGATTTAATTCAAGATTCACAAGGCACATATCGTGGAGTAAGTGGCAAAGCGGTTGCAGTTACCGATATAAGCGTAGCTGCTGGTAATGGAGGATTCGACAATCAGGATTACATTACCAAAGAAGATACGATACAATTACCAGATCAAATGCTGGGGCAAGGTTACCATATATGCGTACGTGTTAAAGGCGATAGCATGTCGCCAACTCTGCAAGATAGCGGCTATGTTGTTATTCGTTTGTTGGAAATAGAAGAATGGCAGCACATGCGCGATGAGCATATATATGTTGTATCCGACAAAGAGGGTAAAGCATATTTAAAGAGAGTAAAGAACCGAATCGAACGAGGATTTATTACGCTCATGAGTGACAACCCGGACAAATCAAGCTATCCAAACTTTAATTTAGAAACAGAAGAGATTCATACTATTTGGCATGCCGAATGGTACTTTTCTGCAAAGATGCCAAATATCCACGATCAGTATTATTCAAGACTCCAACGATTAGAAGATAAACTCGACGATGTAGTGGACCAACTCAAAAAGGATAAGTAACACACACATTTTTCTATTCGTTTTTATTGCAAATCGCCTTAACTGCCTGATATTATTAAGCTTGCGGTGGCTTTGTGTGTTTTGCTGTCTGTTTTTAGGTGGTATTATCCCTATGTTTAAGTGTTGAAAAGTTTGTTTTTATATATCATTTGCACCTGTTTGTATTACTTCAAGTAGGTGTTTTTTGTGTGTTTTGAATACCCATTTGAATACCCATTAGAATACCCATTGTTTTTTTATTCAAATTGTCACCAACTTAAAGGCACTTAAAAAGCGGTCCCCGAATTAACGGAAACCGCATAGTGATATCATGTTATTATTATCGCTTCAATATCCCTTTTTTACAGGGTTTTAATCAAATCTTAGTATATTTGTTCACGGTGTTTTAAAAGTCGTTTAAGTATTGTTTAAATGCGGTCTAATAATTAAAGCTCAATTCAAAGCAATTAAAGCAAACTGCACAATTCGTTTTAAACGTCTAAAACGTAACTCACTTAGAATCAATCAAAAATCAATTAACACTTTGTACAATTCGTTTTAAACCCCTTATTTCCTCTTATTTTCTTTTTTATTGTATTTTTTGTCTATTAATGTCTATAAGGTCTAATGAGACAGTGCAACCTCTCAGATCCGCCACAAACAAAGAGGTACAGCGTTTTTCTTGAATTTCACATGCGAATTCTTTTCTATCACATGCGAATTCCTTTCTATCACATGCGAATTCCTTTCTATTCTATTTAACATTCATCAATTAGGCACCTAGATTCGACAAAAAACTCATTTTTTTTTCATGTTGCATTGTTGTAATCCCTTAAAGTAAAGGGGTTTTAAAATCTCAAAGTGAAAAGTTTTCGCAAACACACAACATCGATAAAATATTATGGCTACTTATTCTTGTAAGTTCCAATGAAGGAACGGGCATTAAAATTAAAGCTTATGGAAGCAACCGAAATGAAAGTTAAAGAAAAACGTTGGGCAAAAGAACTCAACGAGAATGTGAAGCAATGCGAATTAGGACATCATTCCAGAATAAACCATTCATTTATTCTACACAATGAAAAAGAAACTCGAATAAAAAAAAGGAAAGATGGCAAAGAGTGTAAGGTATCCCGGAAGGCTTTAGGTGATTCAGCTAAACTGGTGTTAATGTACATGAAACTATTTATCGACCCAAAGACCGCAACAAGAGACCGATTAGGCATCGCTAATTTGTCATTGATAGATATTAGTAAGGAATTAGGATGTGACAGACAAACGGTTAGGAACGCCGTTGACCAACTTCGCTCAAAAAAATATATCCAGTTTGATGATCTGGAAAGAAGCACTAATAAAACGGAATTTGAAATCCTCAAAAAGGCGAAGACAAATAAACGTGGTTTTGAACGATTCACCCCAATATTTATAACGTCAAAAGCGATCACAATGAAGCAAAAAGAATTTCTAATGCTTATCAGTCCATCTTTGTCGAAAAAAGAAATTGATACGCTACCATTGAATAATTCTGAAATTGCCAAGAGCACGGGATTAGCATTGCCAACAATCCGGAAACGCATAAAAGAGCTTTCAGAACTGGGTTATTGTTGGAAAGTTGATAAGGGAGTTTATCGGATAGCATTTAACGAACTAATTTTACAAGGACAACAAGCATGTATTACTGAAATCATTGAACTGAGGAAAGAAGTTGAATATCTACGAAATGAAAACGAAAATTTAAAAGCGCAACTTGCTCAGAAACATTGAAACTAACTTAACATACTTTAAAAACGGGTGAAATATATGAATTTTGCAATAGTGTGAAAATTAAAAGATTATTTAACCTTTGCAGCAACAAACAGACAAAAACATATTGAGCTTTCAGTATGGGCGATTAGAATTTATGAACCTCTAATTTTTAGAGCGTATGAATACTTTAGATCAATTTGCAAATCACATCTCTAACCTAGATTTGAGATTCGAAGAAGACAAAACAAAATTCCAGAACTGTATTTCAATTTTTATTATTGACAAGATAAGTAGTTCTGATAATTTAGAATGCGGTAATTATATGGAGTTAATTAAAAGCGCACGGTATGTTGCAAATAAACTACCAGAAAATAAAGTGGAAGATTTCTTTGATGAATGTTGGAATGTTCTTAGGAATCTGGAAAATGCTATATCTAAGATCAGTCCATATTTGTTGATGACTAAAATTGATGACAGCATAGAATGCGGTGAATTAGATGAATAATAATACACAACAAAATAGTGATTCTAAGCCATGCCCTTTGGGTGTGGCTTTTTGTATTTCTGAGAATTACCTCATTTTTTAATCTTTCCAGTGCACCATTCAGCTATTCTTTATCAAAGACATTAGAATATAAATCTTTAAAGTATAGCACATGAATAAACAGCAATTCCAAAACGCAAAATACAAGGCACTTCTTGCCATCTCACAGGCCGAAACACAATTGGCAAAAGCTCAATTTGTACACCTAAATAGATTGCATTGTACAAATGAGCGCCTAGAACATGTACGCCTACACATCAAAAATCACATCTTAGAACGGCTAGAAGACGCTGAAAATGGGATAATCAGCGCAAAGAAGGCACTAGGTAAAGCACAAGCCAAATATAACGAACTAATGACTTCTAAGGTGCCAACATCGGCACCTTGTTAATTATTAGAAACTTTTAGGGGTGAATCTGCCCCAGTATTGACTATCACGCACTTAGCAAAGGGGTCAGACTCTGACCCCCACGAAAGATTGATTCGATGAAAACCTTGATTGCAATTATCACAGGGGGGTCGCCTCCAACCCCCACTGACAATCAGCTATTTACACAAAACTATAACCTTTTTGATATTAGTTCCCCTATTATTAAGCATAAGCGGTTTACCATGCCGCTCATTTAAATATTGTTTTTGCAGGAGCTTAAACTCCTAAGATTATTTTTCTTCTAAAATCCCTTGTTTCGTTTCTGGATAATTCGAGGCGAGGGATTTTTTAAAATGACATTTTAACTATCAAATATTTACACGTATGACAATACAAGAAAAAACTAAAGATTCTCTTCAGCAAGCCTACCTAATTGTGGCACGAGAGAGAGCTGAATCGCTAAATACTTTACCACCTGAGGTAATAAATTTACTCGAAGTAAAAGACGGCAAAATGACCGTCAAAGGCGATCAAGGAAGAACGCCCGAGATTGAGGCAAAGGCAATTAATCACAAAACTAAGGTTCAGGCGGTAGCTGGTGACGTTGAATACAAAACTTTGTAGCTATGGAAGAAAGAAAAGAATTAATCAAGTTTAATGAAGTTGAATACACGTATCATTTAGGGCGCTGTGAGGTATTTGCAGATACATTGAACGAAATGTACAACCGACTTATAAAAACCTTCCCGGAAGCACAAATCAAAGCACATATACAAGAAATTAAATCATGTGTTGGCGATAAAGGTTTTAAAGATGATTATTTAAGAGAGATTTTAATTAATATTCTATTAGAGCTTTCACCTATTAATGATTTAGAAGTTTCTCCGGAGATGAAGCGCCAATTATTACAAGTTGACAATTTGAGTGTTGAGAAATTTTTGCCACGTACAGAAGCCGCTCAAGTAATGGCTCAAAAAGAATTTGTCAAATGTGTTAAGAATATTGTCTGGTATTCCAAAAATAGCAAATTCATTGTTCCAGAGCGACACAAGCAAGCCTTGCAAGATAAGTTTTCAATATATGCACAAGGTGAATCTGGCTTGGCAATATATGACCAGATTCAAACAATTATTAAAGAAGTTAAGGAGCTGGAAAGAATCGGAAATATTGACCTTGACATGATCGATTTACGAGGCTTAGGCATCCAGACAAGAAACATGGATGAAATTAACCTTATCCCATTTCAAAAACAAAATTAGCGTTTGTCATACGCATAAGCTTTCCAGTCTCACATGGATTTTACTGGAAAGTTCACCCCGATAATTCAATACGTACTATCGGGGTTTATTTTGCTTTTAATTTTGCAATATATATTCTCAAGTTACCCTCATTGGCTTTTGTTAGCTGGTGAGGGTTTGTTTTTTATCCGTAACCTAAAGTACTTTGTCACAAAAATCCATTCACTCGTATAAAAATCACCCATTTTTAATATTTTTCCCTCTTTTATTAACTGGGAGTAATATTTTTTTCGTACATTTGTAATGTAGTTCTTTGAAACAGTTTTGATAATTGAGAATGTAATTGTTCAATTCTTAAAGTGTATTAAGTTACGCAACCTTTAAAGGTTTTCTTGGGGAGCAGACAGTTCTGACCCTACTAGAGAATCACCCAGTCAACCATGGAAGCACTTCAATGTCCTGATCATGCAACTGAACTGATGACTCACTAGTGGTTAACGGCTTTAATCAACTCAAGAGATGCTATATTTTATTTTTTTTTTAGGAGTAGCAGGATTCAAGGGGGTGAACACATGACGAACAACGTTTATGAATTAGTTGCATTCGATTTGGAAAGTAGCAGGACAATTAGTCTGTAACTTAATAAATAAATAAATAATATGATTAGAAATTATCAAGACATTGATGACCTAATACAAGGTATTAAGGGCATCCTTTCAAAAAACCGTTGTTCGTATTCGAGTGAAGAAAAAAGTCTATTGGTCGATTGCTTGTTAAAATTGCAAGAAACTAAAGACAAAAAACTTGAGATTAGCGCTGAGTTAATCCTTGCCGTAGTTGAATTATTAGCTACATTTTTTGAATTACTTACTTAACTCGACACCCCTATTTTTTCTTTTTAAATTTTTATCCCATGGATATAGGTACAGTAATAAAATCGATTAGAAAAAAGAAAGGATTTACTCAATCTTTTCTTGCTGAGAGATGTGGTATTACACAAACTTATTTATCACAAATTGAAAGTAACACTAAGGAACCAAACATCTCAACAGTTAAGAAAATTGCTGAGAACTTAGAAATTCCCATGCCTATTTTATTCTTTCTTTCTATTGATGCAGAAGATATTACACCAGAAAAACAAGAGGCATTTAAAATGATTGAATCTTCCGTAAAATCTCTCATAACTAATTTTTTTCTCCTAAATGACGATAAACACGCCTAAACATTTAGCATTCATATTAAAAATTGATATTAAAGATTTAAAATACTTTGATAAAGACGAAAATGTTAACAAGTATTATTATGAATTTGAGCGTTTAAAAAAAGATGACAACGGAGAAATTAAGCTAGATAAGAACAACCAGCCTAAAAAACGAATTATTAATCCGAGTAAGGGTAAATTAAAATATCTGCAAGAAAAGATTAATAAGATCATATTACAATCATATGGCCTCCCTGAATATTGCTATGGAGCGGCAAAAGGAAAAGATAATGTAAAAAATGCCAAACGTCACCAAGGGAAAAAGTATAAATTCCTTACTGACATGCGTAATTTCTTCCCCCTAATAACCAATAAAATGGTTTTCGAAATGTTCAGACGACAAGGATGTTCTCCTACAGTTGCAAGAATACTGACCAAGTTGACCACTTACAAAGGACATGTTCCTCAGGGTGCCCCAACTTCCTCATCAATTGCCAATCTAGTATTTATTAAAACTGGTGACAAAATATTGAAATTAGCAGAAGAACACAACATCACAATGACCACTTTCATTGATGACCTTACGATGTCATCTCCAAAAGATTTTAAGCAATTAATTCCTGAGATTATAGATATTATTAAGTCTGATGGCTTTATCATTAACCACAAAAAGACTTATTATAAAATAAAAGATCCAATAGTTACAGGTGTGATAGCTACTCAAAACACTTTAAAATTACCTAAAAAATTTGCAAAAAAACTACATCACACACAAGGTAAGAGTGAAGCACAAATCAATGGATTAAAGAGATATGTTGAGAAGGTTGAATCAATGAATAGAAGAAATTAGTATTACAGTCTTTTTTATTGGAATATCTGAAATAAAATAAACCCCACCAGCATAAGCCCAAAGAAAAAACACATTATAAAAATGCGTTCGTTGTCGTCTTCCTCTAAATCTGGATCGAAAAGGCGTAAAAGATCTACCAAATATTTTTTCAAAATTTTCATTCTGCTTTATTGTCTGACATTCACGATATTAAACAAATTGAATTACGCCGCATTAATATTTAATGCCCTATCGGAAATTGTATGGTGAGGAGATCGAAACGGACGCTGGGTCATTAATGAGCTATCTTTTTCCAAGGTTCCTGCAACCGAATGAATTTTTGTTGTTTCCAGTGCTTCCTGTAAACTAAGTGGAGGTA